CAGTTAATGCTATTGACACTTCAATGGCAGAGCTGCTCGGTGGTACAACTGGTCAAGTCTTATCTAAAACATCAAATACAAATATGGACTTCACCTGGGTGACAACTGACGACGCGAACGCAATTCAAAATTCAATCGTGGACGCAAAAGGTGACATCGTTGCAGCTAGCGCAAATGACACACCAGCGCGCTTGGCAGTTGGTGCAAACGCGACAATGCTTGTCGCTAATTCAGCAGAAGCCACAGGATTAAAGTGGACAACTGCAACAGACCAATTTCCGTGGGCTGCTTACACACCAAGTCAAGGAGGAATTACCGTTGGGAACGGCACTTTAACAAGTCGTTACCAACAAATTGGAAAAACCGTTTTTGTGGAGATTTTGTTTACTTTAGGATCAACTTCTGCGGTAACAGGAACGCCAACTTTCAATTTACCTGTAACGGCAAAAATAGGCAGTTATACTATCATGAGCACAAATGTAAGTCTTGGCGATTATGGCACTGCAACTTATGAAGGCGTAGCAGGTACGCCAAGCGGCACAGGAATTTATGTTGGTGTAATTAGCGCAGCGGGAACTTATGCACAGGAATCAGTAAGCATCGCTGCAACAGTTCCGTTTACTTGGACAACAAACGATTACTTAGCAATAAAAATAACCTACGAGGCGGCATAAAATGACATTTCAATTTCATCCAGCATTCCCAGATGCAACCAATGAGCAAAAATGGGAACAGATTAAGTTATGGCGTAACTCTAAATTGGCTGCTTCTGATTGGACAATGCACACAGATGCACCTACAGACAAAGTGAAGTGGGCTGCTTATCGTCAGGCATTACGCGATCTACCTGCACAAGGTGGAGTAGCTGAGGAAGCAGTGTTTCCTGTTGCACCATGAAGTACCAATTAAGTAAAGCAGCGAAACAACTTAGGGAACAGTTCGATGATACATTCCCAAGTCGTGACCGCACATCGGATGGCTGGATCGGTGATACCCGACACGCAGCTCGCCCTAGCGATCATAATCCCGATGCTAATGGCTGGGTTCGTGCCATCGACATTGATCGTGATGTCAGTGGTCGGAGCAAGCCAGACCTCATGCCAGATATTGCAGATCAGATTCGTCTTTTATGCAAGTCTAAAAAAGAACGCAGAATTACCTACATTATCTTTGATGGTCGTATCGCCTCAGCCAAAAAGGCTTGGGCATGGCGTCCGTACGAGGGCTCAAACAAACATAACCACCACTGCCACATCTCGTTTGCGAAAGAAGCTGACGATGCTGGGGCTTTTTTTCAAGTACCTATGTTAGGAGCCAGTAATGAATGAACTAAAGACAGCAGCAGGATCTTGGGCTAGAGCCTTTTTAGTAGCAGTTATCTCAATGGCAGCAGCTGGGGTCTCAGATCCTAAAGCTCTTATTGCAGCAGGCGTTGCTTCTATTCTGCCCCCAGTATTGAGATACCTCAATGCTAACGACCCTGCCATGGGTGTTAAAAAGTGACACAAACAGATTTCTTTACCCTTTACATCGCAACCCTTGCAACGCTGGGTGGTCTATCAGGCTTTGTCATAACACACCTTTTGTCTGAAATTAAAAGACTCAATGGGCGTGTTGATGAGATCTATAACCTACTTCTAGACCGATAATTTTCTCATGGCAAGAAAAGCAACTCAGCAGCTAGTAGAGCAAGATTACTCTGCACTCGATGCTTACTGCATTGGGATGTATGAGTTCGCTCAGTCTCTAAAGCGCGCAGGCTTTGATGAAGAAACAATCCTTGGAATCATCATAGAGCGATCAGCCTACCCTGCATGGATCTTGCCAGATCCAATCGAGCCAGAACGCTTCGGGGATTATGAAGATGAGGACGATGATTAAAAAACGCTATCTAGTGATATCAGATCTCCAGATTCCGTACCATCATGAGCAAGCAGTTAAGAACCTTATCAAGTTAGTAAAGCGCGAGAAGTTTGATTTAGTATTAAACACAGGCGATGAGCTAGACATGCAGTCACAGTCTAAGTGGGCTAAAGGTACGCACCTAGAATACGAGGGGCAATTAGATGCGGACAGAAGTCTGGCTCAAAACATCCTCTGGGATCTTGGCACTACCGATATCACACGATCGAACCACACTGATCGTCTTTACCACACTCTCGTTAGGGGAGCTCCTAGCCTCATCGGACTTCCAGAACTCGACTACTCCAACTTTATGGGCTTCAATGACTTGGGGATTCGTTTCCACAAGAAGCCCTTTGAGTTCCACAGAGGTTGGGTCTTAGTCCATGGTGACGAAGGATCGATGAACACCAATGCTGGTCTTACTGCCCTTGGTCTAGCGCGTAAGTTTGGAAAGTCTGTAGTCTGTGGACACACGCACAGAGCAGGCATTAGTGCCTTCACAGAGGGCATAGGAGCCTCATACAGGACTTTGTGGGGGTTAGAGGCTGGGAATGTCATGGACAAGAAAAAAGCCTCTTATCTCAAGGCTGGCAGTGCTAATTGGCAGATGAGCGTAGCCGTCATAGAAACGCATGGAGATCGCGTTAGCCCTATGTTAGTTCCCATAAATAAGGATGGCTCATTTACCCTTTATGGAAAGCTCTACGCCTAAAAATCGTTATCGTTTCGTTACCTAAATATGCTTGACCTGCCATTGTAGGCGTGAGACCGTATTCCTACAGAGCTAGTGAAGGGCATTAGTTCTTAGAACGATAGGAAACAAAATGTTTATTACAGAAAACGACTTTAATATGCTAAGCGAAACACAGATGCAATGGTCTGGCTACGATTGGGAAACTCAGGCAGGTCGATTCACAGATGGTATCTCATTTGAGTTTCAATGGGGCTTCTGGTTTGACAGCTTGCCAGCATTGATCATGGCTCGCACATTCCTAATGCAGCGCGAGGTTAAATTCCAAGAAACTTATGACGATGCGCTTGAGCAATTTGTCATACTTACCGATTACTCTGTAGATCCATTGGCGGTTGCATAATGGCCACAATTGAGATTTACGGCGCACCAGTAATTGAGAAGATGTATTGCTTATATTGCAGCTTTGATATGACCATTACAAAGGTTTGTATTGACTGCAATGAGTACAAGAGTGCAGTTACTTTGCAAGAGTTTATTGAAATGAATGGTCACTACCCTAGACTTAGGGCTGTCAAGTAATGAGCAATCAAGATAAAATGTTGGCAATTTGCTTTATTGGTTTGATATTTAGCATGAGCTTAATTGCTATAGATGCGTATAGACTCGGCAAAGAGCGTGGTATTCGCGAGGGTTGGCACAGAGGTCGATCCGTTAGCAGACAGGATTTTTGGGAAGAATGAAATATCAGGAGATCTTACAAAGTGCAACAGACATCATCCAAGATCGTGGTCTCAACGACTACGGACATCCAGCAGATAACATGCAACACGCCGCAATGCTCATCTCAGCATACTTGCAAATGCCAGTCATGGACTACCAAGTGTGCGCCATCCTTGCACTCGTCAAAGTTGCAAGAGCAACCACAGGGAGTCCAGAGAAAGCCGATAACTACATCGATGGAGCAGCTTACATTGCTTTGATGGGTCAGTTAGCAACAGAAAAGAATGAACTCTATGTTTAATCTGGATGAGTACACAACGGTTCGTGAAAGAGTGATCGAGTTTTGGAAAAGGAATCCTAATGGGCGTATTGAAACTGAAATACTTGAATGGTCTGATAAGCGTTTTATCGTTGCTGCAAGGCTTTATAGGAATGTGGAAGATATCAAGCCATTCTCGACTGGGCTTGCAAATGAAGTTATTACAGACAGGGGCGTCAATAAAGATTTTGCGCTGGAAAACGGAGCTACTAGTGCAATTGGTATTGCTTGTGCGAACGCGAATATTGGAATAGACAAGCACAAAAGTAGTCGCGAAGAAATGCAGAAAGTCGTTGCTTCTAAAGCAGCAAAACCTGTGGTACAAGATCTTGTACCAGCCCAAGAACAAGACTATTGGACTACTCCTGTCAATGATTACATGAAGGTAGTCGATGCTCCACAAACATTAGAGAAAGCAATAGAGAATGTAGCTGCAATCATGGGAACTGGCGAAGCAGCTGCTGTACCTAGTTGCCAACATGGCAGCATGGTTTGGAAAACTGGACACAGCACTAAGACAGGTCGCGATTGGGCTAAGTACGACTGCACAGCTCTTGGTCATTCAGGCTTTGAAGGTAAATGTCCAGCAATCTGGTATGAAGTAAATAGCGCAGGAAAATGGCAACCACAAAAGGCAAGAGGTTAATCATGGGTAACATAGGAATCAAGATCAATGGAGAATGGCTAGACCTTATGTCTGCCTTTGTACCATGTCAGTTATGCAATGAGCCAGTACAGATACGCGACTTAGCAGACATCTCATCTGATTCTGTCAATGGCGTTGTTATGTGGCAATGTGGTAAATGTAGTGCAGTCAATGGATAGGTTAGAGCTGCTAACGCAGATGCCTATTAACTTAGAGTTGGATGATACAGATACAATCAAATGCTCACGATGCGATGAAAGAACACCTGAAGCAGAAATACTTCAGGTTGGTGCATGGTGGGTGTGTGGAATATGTTATGACGATTTATAATGACTAAGGAAGATGTTGTTATGATTGTGCTTGGCATCATTATTGTTTTAGCTGTACTTACTGGCTATGTTGCAGGATTGTATCGTGGCTAGTCAAACAGAGCTAATATCAGAAGAAGAATGTCCTTGCTTTTACTTTGGATCATGTCCTACAGATGGTGAACATAATGGCTAGTCAAGCAAGAAAGCACAGAGGTTTCCGCACAGAGCGTGTTGTAGCTGAGTACCTATCGACTCAGTGGCAGGGCGCATGTGTGGGAAGGGGTAGTGGCAAAGATATTGTCAATGTACCGTTTGATTGCGAGGTCAAGGCTAGGGCTGGGTTTCAACCACTAGCGTACTTAAAACAATTAAAGGCTCGGACATCCGTTTCGGGGGAATTAGGATTCGGAGTTATACGGCTAAATGGGCAAGGAGAAGATGCAGCGGAATATGCCTGCGTTATCCGATTAGCTGATCTATTGCCACTACTCATATTAAAATACGGTCACCTAGACAAAGAACCTACAGAAGCAGACATAGACCGTTGCTCTGGATGTGGGTCATACATGATAAGGAAGTGTCTTACTTGCCAGCCTACGATTACCGATGCGACAAATGCAATCTCAGTCAAGAAGTCACTCATGGATTCAACGGTAGACCAGTGATTCCTTGTCCTTATTGCAATCGTCCTATGATCAAGGTTATTGCAGCTGCTCCTGCACACTTTAAGGGTAAGGGCTTCTATTCAACGGATAAATAATTATCCACAGAAGTTATCCACAGGGGGTACAATACTAATGACACGCCCAAGATTAACGCTGTTGCTTGACACTATCGTTATGCTAATTAGGCAGAGCCCTTCAGGGGCTCAACACGCGCCGCTTAGGCGGATAGCGCGTGGGGTGCTAATAGCATTAGTGGGATCTCTATGCTTAATGCCTGAAGCAGGTTCTACAAATCTAAACGATATAAGCATGACACCTAAACAATATGCTTATTATTCATTAAATGATATTAAACAATATAAATGCATAGCTAAGTTATATGGCAAGGAATCTGCTTGGAATCCAAAAGCAGTAGGTAATCTAACAGGCACTCATAAGGTATATGGAATACCACAAGGTAAGAGTGTCTATCTATTAACAGCTAGTCCAATACAGCAGGTTGAGTGGGGCTTACGCTATATTAAGCACAGGCATGGTACACCATGCAGGGCACTCGATCATTGGAAGAAACACAATTGGCATTAGAGAACATCAATCATCGAAGATACAGGGTACATAAGCAGCGAGTATTTGATAGAGATGGACGCATCTGTGCGATATGCAATACAGATGAGGGCGAGATGCACATAGATCACATTATCCCGCGTGTAGCTGGGGGCGATCACAGTTTAGAGAATTTACGGGTGCTTTGTGCTGCCTGCAATCTACGCAAGGGATCACGCTCAGATCGTGTTTTTTTAGGACGCACGGCTACCCCTTCTGCCTCTCCTGCCTCTCTCTCTCCGACTGAGTCGAGCGTGATGCTGGACAGTCCTTTTAAGAACCGACCCAATCCGAATCAATGACAACTAAACCCAAACGATCCAAGAAGCTTGTGGGGAATTTGAAACCCCGCCTACATTCGCCATTTCTAAAAGGTCAAACTTGCGGCGATCAGGTTGCTGAGTTAGCAGAAAAGATTGGTCAGCCATTATTGGCGTGGCAAAAGTTAATTTTGGACGATATGTGCAGTGTGGATAAGGATGGGATGTTTATCCGTAAGACCAGCCTGCTTCTCATCGCTCGTCAGTCAGGAAAGAGCCATTTAGCCAGAATGCGCTGTTTAGCAGGCTTATTCTGCTTCGGTGAGAAGGACATCTTGATCATGTCCTCAAATAGAGCAATGGCTATGAAGTCTTTTAACATCATGGCTGACATCATTGAACGAAACGACTTCTTGAGAGTGCAGTTAAAGGATGGAGACATTAAGAAAGGCATTCGTAGGACTAACGGAGATGAACGAATCATCCTTGCCTCTGGTGCTCAATTAGAAGTAGCTGCTGCGACTTCAGATGGCGCGCGCGGCAGGTCAAGCGATTTCCTATGGATCGATGAGCTTCGAGAAGTATCTGAAGCGGCAATGGACGCTGCAAAAAGCGTAACCCTTGCAAGAATCAACAGCCAGCGTCTATTTACTAGCAATGCAGGCGATGCCTTCTCAAAAGTTTTGAATGATCTCCACGACTCTTGTAAGCACTACCCGCCTAAGTCTTTAGGTTATTACGAATATTCAGCACCAGAGTTTTGTGACATCTGGGATCGTAAGGCTTGGGCTATGGCAAACCCCTCATTAGGCTATTTGATCTCAGAGGAAGCAATTGAGGAAACAATTGCAACATCTACTCCAGAAGCTGCAAGAACCGAAACTTTGTGCCAATGGATCTCGTCTCTATCGTGTCCCTTCAGCACTGAGGTACTTGAAAACAGTTCAGATTCAACTCTTGAGATGTCAGTAGGTGCTTATACAGTATTCGGATTTGATGTAAGTCCTAGCAGAAAAACAGGAAGTCTTGTTGCTGGTCAATTGCTCTCCGATGGACGAATCGGCATAGGTATTCTTGAAACTTACAGCTCTCAAGTAGCAATTGACGAGTTAAAGATGGCAGCAGCCATAAAAGGCTGGGCAGATATTTATCGCCCGCGTATTGTCTGCTTTGATCGATATGCCACACAAACAATTGCAGATCGTTTGGCTCAAAGTGGTTTAATGGTCGAAGATGTATCAGGGCAGCAGTTTTATAAAGCGTGTGGGGACTTGCTCGAAGGAATGACAAATCTTAGAGTCGTTCATAATGGGCAGAAAGAGCTCATAGAACAATTTACAAATACTGCCGCTAAGCAAAACGATTCCGCTTGGAGAATCATCAAACGAAAGAGTGCTGGAGATATATCAGCACCAATTGGCTTAGCAATGGTCGTAAGTAAGTTAATGCTTCCAGCACCTAAACCTCAGATAGTCATTTAGACACGCCCTAGCATATTGTCTAATTACTTGACAAATGCTATACTTTCTGACTATGGGTATATTTACGCGAGCAGTACCAGCACAAACTAAGCCGACTGTCGTAGCGCAATATGCCCCACAAAATCTTGCTGATCCGTACATGTTCTCTGGCTTCGCCAACATTGATCGCAATATGGCACTTGGTATTCCAAGTCTTGTACGCGCTAGGAATCTAATCTGTAACACAGTTGCTTCAATGCCACTTGAGCTTTACAAAAAATCAACTGGAGAAGAATTAGGCAAGCCAGTATGGATGGATCAACCTTGCTTTAATCAACCGCGTTCAGTAACGATAAGTTACACATGTGAATCGTTGCTATTTTATGGCGTAAGTTACTGGTTAGTAAAATCTCGTTATCAGGAAGATGGACGCCCTGCTTCGTTTGAGTGGTTGCCTAACTATCGCGTAACACCCAAGTATTCTGCAGATGCTTTAACTGTTGAATCTTATTATGTAGATCGTAAAGAAGTATCTAACGAAGATATGGTTACATTCCAAGCATTAAGCGATGGAATCTTAACTACTGGTGGTCAAGTATTGCGAGCAGCTTTAGATTTAGAAACTGCTTCAGCAATTGCCGCTGCAACTCCAATGCCTAGCGGATATATTTCCAATTCAGGTGCTGACCTAGATCCTAAAGAAGTTCAGGGATTACTGGCTGCTTGGAAACAAGCAAGAGCTAACCGATCAACTGCTTTTTTGACTTCTACTCTTAGTTATAACCCGACATCATTCTCACCTAAAGATATGATGTACAACGAAGCAAAACAAGACTATGCAACTCAAATTGCGCGTCTGTGCAATGTCGATGCATTTTATCTTAGCGCGGATGCCAATAATAGTATGACCTACTCTAATTTATTGGATTCTCGTAAGCAGTTTGTCTCACTAACTTTGCAACCTTTTATTTGTGCAATAGAAGATCGTTTGTCAATGAATGACATTACTGCTAATGGTAATGAAGTTCGTTTTGATTTAGACGCATCATTCTTGCGCGCTAATCCAATGGATGAATTACTTGTAATTGAGAAATTGCTATCACTTGGACTTATTACTCCAGAGCAAGGGATGGAAATGACAGACCTAACACCTAATGGAAGCGAAGGCATGAGCTAATGGAAAACATCCTCATATTCTCAGCGGATCTAACTGCTGATACTGCTAAGAGAGTTATCTCTGGCAAAATTGTTCCAATGGGAACAGGCGAAGTCGGTTCGACTTCAGCAGGAGCTGTTGTATTTGAAAAGGGAAGCATCCAACTTCCAGAAGATCCCAAGTCTGTAAAATTATTAAATCAACATAACACAAAAGAGCCTTTAGGCAAGGCAATGTTTTTCAATGAAGTTGATGGAGAAGGTATTTATGCCAGCTTTAAAATTTCAAGTTCAACAAGAGGTTCTGACGCTTTGATCACTGCATCTGAAGGACTAACTTCAGGTTTGAGTGTTGGCGTAGAAGTTCTTAAATCAAATCGCAAGGCTGGTGTTATGCATGTTACTTCAAGTCGAATTATTGAAGTCAGCCTTGTAACAGAGCCCGCATTTAAATCAGCTCAAGTCACTGATATTGCTGCTTCAGAGGAAGAAACTCCTGTAGAAGTAGTAGAAGAAACCCAACCAACAGAAAGCGAGACAGCTGTGGAGAACACTCCAGAGACAGTTGCAGCACCAGTAGAGGCAGCAGCAGTTGAAGCTGCTCGACCAACTGTTACTGTAACAAATGTGCGCGAGCGCACTGCACCAATCACTTCAGGTCAATACTTGGAGCATACAATCAAGGCAGCAACAGGTTCAGAAGAATCACTACGCATTGTTCGCGCAGCTGACGATTCAACAACTACAAACACAGGTTTAACTTTGCCTTTGCACATGAACGAATTTATTACTAATCAAGTTACATCACGCGCTGCAATCGAAGCAGGTTCTCGTGGCGTTCTTCCGTCAAGTGGTCTTAGTTTTACAATTCCTCGCGTTACTGGCAATGGTTCAGTTGCAGATGTAAATGAAGGTGCTGCTGTTACATCAGTCGGCATGACTTCTGATTATCTTACAGTGGATATTAACAAGTTCGCAGGTCGTCAATTTGTGAGCTGGGAGCTCCTTGACAGATCAGCTCCTTTGTTCTATGACGAAATGATTAAGAATCTTTCAAATGCATACGCTAACGCAACAGATTCAGCAGTAATTGCAGCACTTCTTGCAGGCGGTACAGTGGGAACAGCAGTTGTCACAGCTGATAAAGCTGGATACCAATCATTCGTATCGACAGAAACCGCTGCTGCATACAAGGGCACTGGTCAGTTTGCTCGCAACATGATTGCATCAACAGACACATGGGCAGCACTCATGGGATTTGCTGATTCAACAGGTCGTGCTCTTTACACTGCTGCTCAGCCAGCAAATGCTTCAGGCGCAGTAGCCCCTACAGCTTTAACTGGCTCAATTCTTGGATTGAATTTATTTGTTGACCCAAATATCGGAGTATCTGGTCTTATCGATAACTCTTCATACATTGTTTCACCAGAGTCATACACAACTTACGAATCACCTACAACTCGCTTGCAGGTTCAAGTTCTAGGTTCAGGACAGGTTGAAATTGCTGTTTATGGTTATCTTGCAATTGCAATTAAGAATCCACTTGCAATTCGTAAATTCAATCTCTAAAAAATAGCAACACTCTAAGTCGCTCTGGGGATCAGTAGCCCTCTGATCCCCAGAGTCTTAAGAAAGGAATGGGAATGTCACTAACAACAGTCGCAGAACTCCGTAGCACACTTGGAGTTGGCACATTGTACAGTGACGCGACCCTTCAATCCGTATGTGATGCAACTGATGCAGTGCTTATTCCAATGCTCTGGACTCCTAATCAATACGCAATCGCTCATAGCAATGTACCTAGTGTCGGGACTCTTTACTTTGATATCCCAGTTCAAAACATTTTTTATGTTGGACAATCTGTAACCATTTCAAATTGTGGTACAAAATATGCAGGCACTAAAACAATTACAAAAGTTGGCGATTATTCAATTAGCATGGCAACTACTCACACTACTACTGTGCAGTATCACCCAATTGAACCTTATGGCACTGTTGCACCAGAGTCTTACACAGACTGGACATTAGACGAAGCTGTACAAAACGCTGCTCTTATGATCAGCGTTGATATCTGGCAAGCAAGAACCGCTACCCTTTCAGGTTCTAACCTTGTCGATTTCCAGCCATCCCCGTATAAAATGTCGGCGCAATTACTCGCCAAAATACGGGGCATGATTGCCCATGCACTCGATCCGCGCAGCATGGTGGGCTAAATGCCAACACCTGCAATAACTACTCTTAGAACTACTTTAGCAACTGCATTAGTAGATAACACACGCTGGCAAACTTTTGCTTTTCCGCCACCAGTTGTGCTCGCAAATTCAGTTATTGTTAGTCCAGATAATCCATACCTGACTCCAAACAATAACTCACAGATTTCGATTAGTCCTTTTGCCAACTTCAAGCTGATCATCACATGTCCTTTATTTGACAATGAAGGTAATTTGAATGGCATAGAAGATTTTGTAGTTAGAGTGTTTAACCTGCTTTCTGCATCTTCTTTCACCTATAATGTAAGCGCAATAAGCGCACCTAGTGTTCTCAATGCTGCAAGCGGAGATTTGCTCAGCTGCGAGATGTCCGTAAGCATCCTAACGAGTTGGAGTTAATATGTCCGATATAGATAACGATAAAGCAAATGCGGAATGGCTCGTAAAAATCGGGCAGGCTGCATCAGTACCAGCACCAAAACCAGTCACTAAGAAAGATGAGGAATAATCATGGCACAGGGAATAGTAAATAAGGTTGGATTTAAAGTAGGCACAACAGACCCTGCCTCAATCGATCTTAGCGCGTATGTAACAAGTTTTACATTGACACGATCAGCAGATCAAATTGAGACCACTGCGATGAATGATACAGGTCATCGTTATATTACTGGTCTGGAAAATAACAGCATTACCGTTGAACTGATCAATGATGATGCAACAAGTGCTGTACTACAGACAATGAACACACTATTTAAGTCAAACGCTTACTTTAAGTGTGCATTAAACGGTTCAGCAGCTGGATCAGCAAGCAACCCTTTCTATAGCGGTTTAATCTTGGTTGATTCAATTACTCCAATTGCAGGAGCTGTTGCTGATCTCGGAGTACAGAGCTTGACTTTTCAGGTCTCAGGCGCAATCACAGTAGCAACTACAGGTACATTCTAAACAACTAACAAAGGGGCAAATCATGGCACAGTTAAAAATTACATTTACAGATGGAAAAGTAGTGCAAGGAGAGATCACACCTCTCATCGAATATATTTTCGAACAGCACTACAAGATGGGCTTCCACAAAGCATTTCGAGAAGAAGAAATGCAGACCCAAGTGTACTTTTTGTCTCATGAAGTTTGTAAGCGGCTAGGTGAGCCAGTAGATGCAAGGTTGGAAACATTCATCGGCACTCTAAAAGGTGTTGAGGTAATGGACTCCGACCCTTTAGCTTAAAGCGAGATTTGCCTTTCACCTATCTAATCGCTCGACTGAGCATTAGGTTGCAAATCCCGCCACAGCAGTTACTTGAGTTAGACCCAATAATGCTCCAAGCCTTGTTGCAGGGTCTCAAAGATGAAGCAAGGGAGATAGAGAATGCCAGTAAGCGTAACGGGCGTAATCGCACTCCGCAAGGCTCTTAATGCCTATGCTCCAGATCTGGCTAAAGAACTAACTGCTGAGATTACAAAGTCTTTAAAGGTTATTCAAAAGGATGCTAGAGGGTTTGTACCTAATAAGGCTCCAGCTGGTCTTTACAATTGGGAGTTCAATCCTAATCGTAAATTGACTGCTAAGAACTCTATGTTTAGAACGTTTGCACCTGAAGGCGAAAGAGTACGGTTTTTCCCTCTTTATAACGCGACTGAAATTAAGCGCGGCATTGTTTATCGCACAGGCTATGGCAAACCTAACTCAAAGGGATTTAGGTCTCTATTCCGCATTCGTAATAACTCAGCAGCTGGTGCAATCTATGAAACTGCTGGTCGTAAAAATCCATCAGGCGATCCAAAAAGCAAATCAAATAATCCACAGGCAGGTGCTAGGTTTGTGCAGCAAGGTGCTCTGTATGGTCGTAAGCGCGAAGGTCAAGATATGCGTGGTCGTTTGTTATTCCGTGCCTATGAACAAGATGAGGGTAAGCAGACAGCGGCTATCTTTAAGGCTATTGATAATGCCAACGAAAAGTTTAATAAAAGAGCAACTGTCAGCAGTGTTAAGGAATCAGCATGAGCAATATTTTAGTTACCCTCGCCGCTGAGTTCACTGGCAAAAAGGCTTTTAAGCAAGCAGAAAATGCTACAGAGTCTCTTACTCGTAATGTTAAAAACTTAGGTAAGGCTTTTGGGGTTGCCTTTTCAACAGCTGCTGTAGTTCAGTTTGGCAAGCAATCAGTTCGTGCGTTTATGGATGCAGAACGAGAAGGCACTGTTTTAGCCAACACAGTTAAGAACCTAGGTCTAGCATTTGACCAGCCAGCAATCGATGCTTACATTGATAAGATTGGCAGACTTTATGGCATAACTGGGGGTCAAGCAGTACCCGCAATGCAAGCCTTACTTAGTGCTACAGGGTCAGCATCAAAAGCTCAAGATATATTTAATACTGCAATAGATACATCTTCCGCATTGACATTAGATGTTACCGATGTGGCTAAAGCCCTTTCACAGGCTTATCTTGGAAACACAAAAGTATTAAGTAAGTACAATACAGGACTTACTAAGGCAGAACTAGCTGCAAGCGATTTTGATAAAATACAAACAAAGTTAAATAAAAACTTTAATGGAGCAGGTAAAGAAGCCGCTAAGACTTATTCTGGACAACTTTTAATCTTAACCGAGGCTGGTAATCAAGCCAAAGAAGTATTAGGTCAAGGAATTATTGATTCTTTAATGATTCTTTCTGGTGATACCACTGTTGAAGAATTAGCAGACACAATGCTTACAGCTGCTGAAAACGCTGCTCAACTGTCCGCAAACCTTTCTAAGGTCATTAAGACTATCAACACTCCTTTAGATCTTGCTTCTAAAGGTTTGGCTTGGTTTGTCGAAAACACTTCTCCTTTAGTTAATTTAATTGTTGAGGGAGATCCTTCTGGTTTTATGAAGAAGAAAGGCAAAACCTTCCCTTCTACTCCTAGCACAAATTCTCTTGGGGCGGGAACTGTATTAAAGACTGCTGAACAGATTAAGCAAGATCAACTAAGAGCTAAAGCAGAAAAGGATGCCATCGCTCGCGCTAAGGCACTTGCCAAATTGATTAAGGATCAGGCTGCGGCACAGGCTAAGATTCTAAAAGACAAGCGACTAGCAGCCGCCATTGATAAAGCTAACCTTGCACTTGGCAAGGCAACCGATGTCTTTGATATAGATAAGATTCAGCTCAATGCAGCGATGATCAACCAAGCAGAACTATTGGGCAAGGCAACTAGCCAATCCCAAGCCTTGATGATCACAAACGACATTGCCCGCTTAAAGGTCAAGCAAGACATTGCGGCGTTAGAAGATGCCATTGCCGCTAAGGATGAAAAGGCAATTATCGCCGCAACCGCTAAACTAAACGAAGATCTAAAAATACTTGGTGCTTTGACCAATCAAGAGTTAAAGATGCTCGATATTGAGAAAATCCTAAAAACACTGCTTCCAGCAGATCTAATCAATTTGCAAAACTTAAAAGATGCTATTGATTTGCTGCAAAAGATAGTCGTTCCTTCTATGGCTCCAACAAACACCCTTACTGGCGCAGCAACAGCAACGGCAGTAAAGAAGCTGCTAACAAGCGCAGAAGTCAATGATCTTCTTGCTACAGGCAGTTTTGTGCCTGTAGTTGCTGGTGCGGGTGGAAGTCTAGGAGGTGCTTCTAATGCTGGTAATTATGCTTCTAGCGGCTTCCCAGGGGCAGACACAAACAATGGCACTACTGTTTTAAATGTTGTTAATAATTTTGGAATAGTTGGGGATCCCAATTCTGCTGCTGAAGTAATTACAGACATTGTTAGAAACGCGGTTGATCGCGGAACCTTGCGAGCTAGTTAATGACTTGGCTCCCTGAATGGCGCGTCACTGTAGGCGATGATGTTTATACCACTGTAACCTCTGTTTCTTTTGCATCTGGTCGTACAGACATTGATCGCCAACCCACAGCGGGTTATTGCCAGTTAGAGATCATGAACACTACTGGCGCGCCCTTCACTGTCAATATTACAGAGACAGTTCTTTTAGAAGTCAAAAACGGCAGTGGGACTTACGTCACATTATTTAGCGGAGAAGTATCAGACTTCAACATTGGGGTTAAAAGCCCAGATGAAGCAGGCTTTATTACCTACGGCACTATTCTAGGAGTAGGAGCCTTATCTAAACTAAGTAAGGCTGTCTATAACACAGCTTTAGTAGAAGGATTGGATGGCGCGCAGATAGGCGCAATTCTAGGCGAGGATCTACAGTTCTCATGGGATGAAGTAACCCCTACAGATACTTGGGCAACCTATACACCTACGACTACTTGGAATACCGCTGAGACCTATCTAGGCACAGTGGACTCTGGCTTCTACACCATGATTCCAGTAGCAGCTAGTGCAACTACTAAATCTCAGAGCCTAGTGGATCAGATTGCTAACAGCGCACTTGGTCAGGTCAGCGAGGGCAAGGATGGCTTTGTCAATTATGACGATGCGGATCACAGATCCAACTACCTTGCTGCTAATGGTTATGTCTTTTTAGATGGTGGTTTTGCCACGCCTAGTACAATTAAATCCACAACTCAGATTGGTCGATTGCGTAACAGTCTTATCTATAGGTACTCCACAGCTTACGGCTCGACCTACAGCACTTCTAGTACAGACTCAATAGCAACTTATGGACTCTACGAGAAGTCCACAGATTCAAACATTAAAAACCTAGTTGATATCACTGATATTGGCACTAGAGAGTTAAGACTTAGATCTACTCCTAAAGGCTCACTTGAAGCCATTACTTTTAGACTTGATAATCCAGACATGCCGACTGCCATGCTTAACAGTCTTATTGGTGTGTTTTTTGGTATGCCTGTTCTTATCAACAATTTGCCTAGCAACCTTTTAGGGGGAACCTTTGAGGGCTTTGTTGAGAATGTTGCACTCAGAGCCAATCCTACATTTGTAGATTTGACCCTTTACATAAGCTCTACAGAGTTCTCATTATCTACAACAACTTGGGACACAGTAGTCCCGCCTACTATTACTTGGGCAACTACAAATGCTATACTAACTTGGAACAACGCGACAGGAGCACTAAACTAAATGGCAACAAGTCCGAATTATGGCTGGGCTGAACCCGATAACGGAGACCTTGTAAAAAATGGCGCACTGGCTATCCGCACAGCAGTTAATGCTATTGACACTTCAATGGCAGAGCTGCTCGGTGGCACAACTGGTCAAGTCTTATCAAAGACCTCAAACACCAACATGGATTTTACTTGGGTTACCCAAGACGATGCCAACGCTATACAAAATGCAATCGTAGATGCTAAAGGCGATTTAATTGCTGCAACGGCAAATGACACACCAGCGCGCTTGGCAGTTGGTGCAAACGCGACAATGCTTGTCGCTAATTCAGCAGAAGCCACAGGATTAAAGTGGACAACTGCAACAGACCAATTTCCGTGGGCTGCTTACACAC